GCCCCGTTTCCGCGGGCGTCTACTCATACTCCACTAGTCCTCCACTGGTACGCATGCCGTACTCGATCGCGTGACGACGTATAGTCTTGTCCGATACGTTCAAGTGCTTCGCGACGTCAACGATGCGTGCGAATCGCTCGCCATTGCCAACGTCGCGTATTGCGGCCTCGAGCATGACACGCGTGATGCTCGTCCGCCGCCCCTTCTGCCCAGCGAGCTGCACGCCACTGTATGAGTAGTCGATCCGATGGCATGGCCACTCCCAGACGACCGGTACAGGGTCGGGTGCGCGGAATTCACGAAGAGTCCATTCCAGCATGAACACTCGCTCCTCCTCGGTAGCTGTGAGAGTGCCTACAGCGTCCGGGTCGCGACCGAATACACCAGATCCTGACGCGCGGTCGATCGACGCACGACCGCCCTGCGCACCCTTGGCGAAGTGGCTCACGATGATCACGCTCGATTGAAGATCTTCTGCGAGCCGGTCGATATGCCTGCATAGCTCGGCAATGTCACGTGCACTGTTCTCGTCGCCCATGTAGACCTTGTATATGGGATCGACGATCACGGCGCCGTAGTACCCAGGCTCGATCTGGCGTAGCAGTCGTGTGCTCAACTTGTTCAACGGTTCTGAATGGCCGCGCAGGTTCAGCACGTGGAACGCGTCGGCATTTGCAGCGCCCACTGCGTCCTGGACGTCGCGTACTCGCTGCACGAACGACGCCTCGTCTACCTCGAGGTTGATGTACAACACGCGGGCCTGGTGGCATTGATACCCGAACCACTCACCGCCGCACGATATTGCACGCGCAAGCGCGATCATTGCGAATGTCTTGGACGACTTGGAGCCGCCCGCGAACAGCATCTTGTGGCCATGGCGTAGTATGCCGCGGATGAGCTCGGGTGCGGGTGGCGGTACAGTAGCGAGCATGTCGCCCAACGTGCGGATCGGCAGTCGTGTCCTAGCTGTCTCAATGTGGCGTATCCATGCATCGTAGTCGTCACAGCCAATGTTTGTCGCGACGAGGTATTGTCGCTGTGTGCCTCGCCATACGCCTGGCAGTCGGCTCAATCGCGACGCATTGCGGTTCTGTCTGTCAAGCGGGATACCAGCCCTCTCGAGTATATCGTATAGTCGCGCAACACGCGCGCTGTACTCTGCAGCGTTCCGTGCGTCGATACGCACCGCGAAGTGCAAGCTCTTGCCGCCGCTATGTACGACGGTCGTACATGGCACTCGCAGCGCTGTGATACGGCGCCACTGTTCGTCGATAGGCAGTTGGTCGCACTCGACGAGTGCGTGACGGTATGCGGTGACGTTCGCGTCGCATACGCCACGGCCGTCGACTGGATTGAGTCGTATCCACGCACCCGCCTCCTGCTGTGCACCGATAGCCTGCGCTGCAACAGTATCAGGCTCATGGCATGCTGCGATGATGTCGCGTGCACGACGATGGTACACCCCGCGCCCGTCTGGCCTGATGCGATCACCATCGCGCTTGTACGACACGTTGTATGCGACGAACTCGTCGGGTTGGAACAACAACTCGACGAACCGCGGCAGATCGGTCTGCTCCCACGTCTCGCTCGGTGGAGGCAGCTCGGACGCCGTCGCCGCTGGCTGATCATAGTCGCGACCAATGACCGCGTCCCACGCTATCGCGCCATGATCCACGTGACGCTGTGGCGTGATATCGTACCGCATCGCACTCCGGATCGTGCTGCGTATCTCAGACGCAGACAGCCCGTCTGCGCGGGCCTTGCCGCCGATGATCTGTTCTATATCATACTCACTCCACCCATGGCGGCGTGCGAGCAGCACCGCGTGGAACAGAGCCGTGTTCCGCTCGCCAACAGGCGTCGCTACTGCTAGGTAGTCATCCAATGTTCTCATCCCCTCTCCTCCGCATGATGTCGTCTATGATCTCTCGTGCTCTAGTGAACGATATATTGCTTGGATCGATCCCGTGCCGTCGTAGTAGACACGCCTGCCGCAGCGTGCACAGGTTGAGTTTGCGTCGCGTGAGCAGTCGATCGATGAGTGCGCTCGCGTGTCCGCGGCACAACACCTTGCTCCGATCGACGCCGAACCGCGACAGTAGTGCGAGCTGCTTGTCGGACGGCGGTTGGCGTTCCCACGCGAACACGGGCGTATACTCTGCCAGGTCGGTGTCGGCAATGCTCAACGCGAATTCCAGCGGGTCGACAACGCGGCTCTCGCGCGCACGCTGCTGTTGCAATTGACGAGCGAGCGTCCGTTCGCGTTCCCGTTGTGCGTCGCGGTCTGCTGCGATGAGGTCGACCGGTGGCCGCCCGGGCGCGATACGCGCCATGACGTCGCGTGCCTCGCGATCGTCGCGCGCAATCAACGACGCTGGTACGCACAGGCTGTGGCGGCTCGTCTGCCACAGGAAGTCCAGGATCAGTAGATCCCTCTTGCCTGGTGCGATACGCGTCCCTCTGCCGATCATCTGCACGTATAGTGGCCGGCTACGCGTGGGGCGTAGGCACACGACACACGCGATGTCGGGACAGTCGTATCCCTCGAGTAGCAGGTTGGAATTGCTCAATATCTGAAACTCGCCTGCTGCGAACCGGCGCAGCATGTCGCGACGGTCGACGGATTCGCCGTCGATATGCTCCGCGGTAAGGCCACGTGCACGGCATAGGTGCACAAACGCCTCGGATGTACGGATGAGCGGCAGGAACACTAGGGTCTTGCGTCCCTCGCTGTGTTCTGCAATCCCGTCCACGGCAGCCGCGAGCACCGGTGCAATCGCAGTGTCTAGGTCACCGGTGTGATAATCGCCAGCGACGCTACGCACACGGCGCAGGTCGATCTGGAGCGGTAGCAGCTTGGCGGTGATAGGGCATAGCCACCCGTCCTGGATTGCCTCGCGCAACGGGTACTCGTACGCGACCGCCTCGAAGAACGAGCTCAACTCGCGTCTATCGCCACGGTCGGGTGTTGCGGTGACGCCGAGCACGCGCGCAGTAGCGAAGTGCTCGAGTATGCGTTGGTACGAGTCGGCGAGCGCATGATGCGCTTCGTCAACGATGACGAGGTCGAACGTGTCCGCACGCCAGCGTTGTAGCCGTGCTGCGTGCAACGTCTGCACGCTCGCAACGACCACCGGCGCACTGCTGTCTAGCGCGGACGATGTGCCACGTTCAACGGCGCACGGGGTGCCCGTGGCGAGAATGAGCTTGGCGGCTGCCTGGTCGATGAGTTCGTCGCGGTGGGCGAGTATCAACACGCGTCGACCGTGCTGAGACTCGATGTGTGCGATATGCGCGAAGCACACTGTCTTGCCGCTTCCTGTCGGCATCACAGCGAGGATCCGCCGATACAGGTCGTCGTTCCACGCCGAATAGCACCGGCGGATCATCTCGCGTTGGTACGGTCGCAGCTCCACGTGTCCTCCTGTTCGCACGTGGTAGTACTGATTAGAACGGGACGTCGTCGCTGATCTTGGACAGCGCCTCGGGGAGACGCCAGCCAGCGACGACGTCTAGATACCTCGTGACCTTGTTGTTTTGGTATTGCACGCCGTCGCGTGAGTATGTGTCGACGTGAATCTGTGCACGTCCCCACGCACCCGTGACAACGTCCCAATTCATACGGTATGACTGTCCGTGGCGCTTCTCACCGATCGCGCGGAAGAACGCGGCGAGCTTCCACTCCGCGTCTTTGTGCAACACCAGATAGTCGCGGCACGTTCCCGTACGCCCAGTCTCGTCGTCGTACAATCTCATATGTAGGACTGCCATGTCGCAGCCCTTCTCGCGCGATACCGCACGCTCCCACCGGTCGACGACGAACCAGTACTCGCCACTCGGCAAAACACTGTGCTTATCGTCACTCGCAATCTCGGAATTCCAACTCAATGCTCCATTGTTCGTACTCATTGTTCACTTGCTCCTGATTGTTATGGTTTCGACACCTTCCACCAGCCGACATCCTGCTGGCAATTCACCAGTCTCTTTGAAGTGCCTGTTCAGTGCTATCTTGTCCGGCTCGCGTTTGACACGGACGAATTCGTCCGGTAACGCGAGCATATCCTCGACGTCGATCGTCGGCGGGCGTGTGGTGACGCTGATGGTGTACTCGGCATCACGCACGCTACGCTATGCGTACGTGCGCATGAGCGATAGCATCTCCCGCCGCAGCCAGTCCGCTGCACGACGGCGACGCGCTAATCGTTCCTGCAACTCGCTGATACGTGCCTCAAGCGCCTGCGCCTCGGCGACGATGTTCGCGCGGCGTCGACACAGGCTCAACACGATGTCCTGCGGGTCCGCCACCGGTGGTTGCAACGGCGGCGGATCATCCGGCAGCTCATCGACGTCGAACGCCGTCCAGTCGGGCGTGTCGTACAGTAGTCCTCTAGTCATTGCGCAATCCTCCATCCTGTTGAGCGATGATCTCCTGCCGTAGCGAGTGCCACAGCTGGGTGAGTTCATCGCGTGTGAGATCATT